TCCGTTAAATCCTGCTGTTGAAGTTGCTGTTGCTCCATTATTTGTTCCATGATTATTATAAACCGAACTGTCTAATACGATTTCACTTCCTGCACTTCCTGAATTGTTTTCAGAGTTAAAGTTCATTCCTAAAACTAATCCTTCTTCTGAAACTTGGTGTAAGCTATTAGATATAATATCGTTAGCTGTTAGGTCGCCAACTACATCAAATGTTCCCTCAATAAGTCCATTTCCTCCAATATGTAATTCACCTTGTGAATAGAATCCAGTTGTTGATGAGGCATAACCTATATTCGATATATCATATCCACCCATATCTAAATCACCACCTGCCGCACCAGAAATTATTAGAGTAGTAGAATCCATTGAGTCAAGCCAAATTTTAGGAATACGATTAGAGCTATTTCCTATTGTGTCAGTTGGATTAACAAGTAATAATGCTCCATTATCACGATTAAAGAAACTACTATAATTACTATAATTTCCTCCACTGGCCAAAGCTAACGCACCAACAACGATAATTCCTGCAACTACGACTAATGATATATATTTTAAGTTTTTCATATGTTTAATCGTTCTTTTCTTCTTTAAGTGCGAACCTTGCCCAAACAGCACTATTTGCTCCTGTAGTCGAGAATATAACTCGCATATACCTACTTCCTATAGGTTCTATACTGATATTCTTTCTTACTTGAGTTGCAACGCTTGGCTTCCAAGTATGATTTAATGTCGTACTGGAATGAGAAATAGATGTTGCTGAATTGGTTTGTGCTAAATCTTCACCGAACCAATCTATATTATCATCGGAAAATTCATATTTCCAATTTAAGACGGCTTCTGAAGAGCTTCCGGTTAATTGAATATTTATATCAACAAGATCAATCCCTCGAAGATCAATAGGACTTGTTGTAGCCGTAGCTCCACCACTTACCAAATAAGAAGGAGTTGTTGTTGCGTAATTCAACGGCTTGACATCAGTTTCAAGTTGACTTATAGCTCTGACTGTATGAATTGCCGAGAATGAAACTATAGCTATTGCAATTCCTGTAACGCCAATTAGTATTTGTTTTTTAGTCATTTGTTTAAATTATCTTGCGACTTAACTATCTATGGGATAGGCGGAGTAAAACCCCGCCGTCCCAAAGATTCAAATTACATCTATACACCCGGAGTCATAATTCCACCTGCTCCTGCTGCTGCTGGAGCGACTGCGTCGCTGTAAAGAGATGCGTCTGCTTCCATAAATGCCGTAGCAAATGCACAAGAACAATTCCTAAAGTATAAATAACCACTGGTTGCAATGGAAGTAACTGCTTCGGCCATTGCGCCGGCTGCGGTTGCACCATCACCTTTACTAGCTGAAAGTAAGAAACAATTCTCAAATATAATCCAACCAATAACGCTATTAGCGTCCGGACAGTCAATACAAGAGGCTGTGGTTTTATCTGAATAGTTAATTATCGTACAGTTAATAAAGTAACTATATCTAGCAGGAGTTTGAATCACTAACGGAGCTTGATTAGCGGCCGTATGAGTTACGGTTGAATTACCAATCTGACAATCTTCGTAATGACAAGTATCTCCCTTGAATAATATAGCCTGTGTTACTGTAGTAAGAATTGAGTTTACTTCAAAACTACAATTCTTAACATACGTTCCTTCTCCAGTATCAATAAATCCGCTAGTTTGAGCTACATTCGTACCTTGTTGGGACATCTTAATATTCTCATAAGTATTCCTAGTTCCAGAGTTACTAATTACTGCAACACTAGCTGCTACATCAGTAGCAGGAGTTACTATCCTTGTACCTTGAGAATTCATTCTTCCTCCAGTATCTAAACCTACAAAGTGAATACGGCTTTTAGAAACTGTTAACATTGCGGCAGAATGTGCTGTATTTGCTGAAATAAAGATAATATCATTCCTGTTTGTAGTACAAGCAGCATAAGCTGCGGCTACGGTTGTGAAGACATTTTTATTACCATATCTTTGACTGATTACATTAAAATCAGTATCAGAATCCTCAACTACCCAAAATATCTCACCATTAGAAAGCACATTAGCGCGAAGTGTATCGTCTAATATTGCTTTTCTTGTATCATCGACTATTTTTTCTCCAAAATTACTCATTTGTTTATGGATCCGGCAAGAAGCGTGTCGCTCGCTACCGGATCAATTAATTATTACGCGACTTTTTAATCAATCTCTTGATTAGAAACAATAACTTTATCCTTGTGCGATCCAACTGATCTGTTTGCTTACTACATTGACATTAGTATCTAGTCCAAAAGTGAAGCCATAAGATAGTTGAATAATACCATTAGAAGTTACGAGTGTTCTGGTACCATTGGCAACTGTTACAATTCCTTCTGAATCAGCCATTCCGTCAAACCACTCTATTTGAGTTCTATCAGTTTCGTTTACCACCTTAACATACAATGGTTTAAAACCTGTTGTAAAATCAACTGCTACGGCTGTTGTAGTTTCTAAGTGACTTCCGACAGTAATTTGACTTACGCTAGCTGGATTGTGTTCTTGTGTACTTGTTGTAGCCATATTTATTTATTAATTGATTAATTAATGCGACCCTTATCTTAATGCGTCTTCTTTATTTTTATTTCCGTCAATAAGATTTTGACTCAAAGCAACATTAGTCTGCTTTAGTGATTCTGCCAATACTTCGGCAACCTGCAAAGGAACTTCAATATAACCATCTTTAGGAAAATCTAAACGATAACCATTTAAAGTTACACTTTGACAAATTCTTTTATCTTCTCCCATAGGACGTGGAATAAGCATACGAATCTTATCCTGTTCAAGAAGAGACTTCTTCATTCTTTCAGCCTTACTTCCTTTTGAAGGATTAGAATCGATTGAACCTGATTTGGTTTGCTTTTTAACCTGATACTTTTGAAGATAATCCTTTTCTTCTTCGACTTCTGGTAATTCTTGAGGTTTAGCTTTAAGTCTAGGACTTGTGGTCTCAGATTTAATTCGTATAGGAGTTGCAGGTTTATCGGCAGGCTTATTAGTTAAAGTAGAAGAAGGAGTAGAAGTAGCAGGTTTGTTAGTTGAAGGAGGAATTATAGGAGAAACGGGAGGTGTTAGTCTATTATCTTGTTTCTTAGCCATATATTTACTATTAAATTATTTGCGACTTTGTTTTAGTAAGGCAGTGAGAACCATTTTCCTAACATCAGTAATATGGTCTATCTATACCTTACTTAATTTTATGAACTTACTGCGTGTTCGATTCGGACTGCGAAATTCTCATTCAATCGGATAGCAACAAAAGTAGCTTTCCAACCTGAAGTAGAACGTTGATCCAATGGATCGGCAGTACCGGCTGAACCTAAAGGCTTTACAATATTCTTTAAAGCTGCTCCAGAGATTCTTGAAATACCATAATACTCTGCAGCCAAAATCATTGTTCCGTGAATATCAATAGAGCCTGCGCCTGAAGATGAGAAGATTTTAGCATTAGTAGTCATAATAAATCTTACATCGTCCATAGCTCCGACTTCACCTTCCATTACACCATTTTGTGAAGCGTACTCTTGTACAGGAATCCAACCAGTTTCGTGCTTTAAATCATAAAGAGTATTTTCTGTGATAATACCAACAAAACAAGCATTGATAGGAGAAGTGTTAAATCCAGTTGAAGGATTAACCATTCTTGTCATCTTCATTGCATCGTTGTTTTGAAGTGTACGTACAGCTTCTCTAATCTCTTGTCTATCCAACTTCATTGAAGCGGTAGTAAGTATTCTACTACCTCCAGTTGAAGCATACTGAACAGTTGTGCCTGCGACTATAACATCTCTAGCTAACTGATCAAGAGAATTACCTGCTTGCTGTCCAAGTACATCTGCAGTTTCAGTTAAAAGCGGATCAAGAGTAGTAAGTTGAAGCATATCAGTCAAAGTAACATAATCGCCATATTGTAAAACGGTTCCAGTAACATCAGTGATTGACAATTGTGTACCTGAAGGAGTTACACCTTCACTTAAAGCTGTAGTATTTGCTGTAAGCAATGAATATCTACGAAACTTTATGACTGTAGTGTTGTTTTTTGGAATATCTTTTACTTGACCCCAACGTAAGTGGACAAGTAAAGGACGTGCGGTCTTTAGCATTGTTCTGTCGTAAAAATTATTTACGGCAGCTGCAACTTGAGTTAGCGTTGTATTTGCCATTTTTTTTGATGAGAGTAATTGGCCTCATCTGCCGTTATGGGATACTGCGACATATCCCGAATAGAAGTTTATCTTATTCTTTAGGTTCTGTAAATTCTCCACCTAAAGCCTTATCGTGTAGTTTATCAAATTCTTCATCACTCATATCATTCTGTTCTTCGATAGAAGGAATATTTCCTGTAGATTTTGGCGTTTGTTTTAATCCTCTGCCTCCACCGGCTCCTTGACCTGCGTCAATATCAGCGGCTTCTCTAGCTTCGGAATCTCCAAACGCTAGATGATGATAGATTACTGATGGCGGTACTCCTTTGTAATGCGGGCTTTTCATATATGCGCGAATACGTTTTTCGTATTTCTTCGCTCCCTCATCACTCCCAAGTAAATCGCCAAGCTCATCTTCATCAGCTTTTGAAACAAGAGATTGGACAACTGGATCGATTGCTTTCTTTACTTCCTTCTGGACAGCTCCTAGAGCTTCTGGAGTTAAGTTGTCTTCTTCTTCAATCTCTGTGTCAACGTCATCGTCATCTTTATCTTTATCAGAGCGTAACTTTTCAATTGTTTTGCTCTGCCTTGAAATGATGTGCTGTGCAGCACTTCTTCTCAAAGATATTACGGGTTCGGCATCGTCCCCATTATCATTATCGGACTCTATTTTTGGTGATGTCCCTCCACCCTCTCCACCGGGTTGAATTGGTTTGCCGTCTTCGCCCAATTCTTCTTCGGTTTCGGTTTTTATTTCTTCTGCCATATATTTACTTTGCACGGTCTAATGAAATGGCGAAAAACATTTCGACCGGACTGTTATTACGTCCTTGCGACAAGGACTCGAGAAGCGAAGTATTAAGTTTAACCTAATACTTTCGCCTATCAAATACTCGTCGCTATTCTTTTGATTGTGAAAGTTCTTCTTTCGCTAGCTCCTCTGGTGAATAATAAGGATCAGGATTTTCCCCTTCTTCTGAATTAGCTGCAGGTTGAGTAATGTATGCGATAATCCCTTCTGGTAAATTCTTTAAATGATTAAGGTATTTTCTTTTAGCTTTTGACAATTCAACTTCTAGCTTATATTGTTCTGCCGGTATGTCTTTAAGGTCATCTCCGTCTTGCTCTCTTTGTAATTGATCAATACTATCATCTATGGCCTCACAAATAAGTTTCCAAAACTCTGTGGCCTGTCCATTCTTTAATAATTCTTTTACATCTTCTATTCTTTTTTGATCAATATTAATCATATTTTTATTATACACTAAAATAAATTATTTGGTAGGTGGTGCTGGAGCAGGTTGATTCCCTCCAGTTTCTTTTCCTTTAGCTCCAAAACTAGGTTGTTCTTCTGATGGGAATAATTCAGGTCTATCTCTTCTGATAAGCATCATTTTCTTATGTGATCTAACGTGGGCCATTGTCTTTGCTTTCTGATTTGCTTTTGAATGAATAGATATATGAACACGATGATCGTCTTGGACATTAATTACTGGCAACTTGTTTAGATTTAATAATTCATTTTCTTCTTCAGCTTGGATTTCATTAATCGTTGGTGGAAATGCCATATCAATTTCTTCTTTGGTCATTCCATTTAACTTGGCTAATTTCTTTTGAATATACCGTCTATTATTCTCCGGATCCTGTAAAGCAAACTCTGCGAATGAAGCAAAAGATTGCTGTTCTCTTTGCCTCTTGGCTTCTGATATAACTTTACTTTCAATCTTTACATCAGGATCAACTATTGCGATTATATTATCTCGAAGTAATGGTCGCCATAGCGGAGCAGTAGCTCCCTGTATTCTAACAATCTTCTCATCAATCTTTTTCTTGAAATGTATTTTATAAAGCGTGTACCATAATTGCCAAAATCGTCTTTCACTCCAACCATATATTTTAGCATTCATCGAGTATCGAGTATCAACCTTTGAAGATACTAACTCTAATTCACCAAGAGTTCTTTCTTTAGACGGTTGGATTCCTTGTTGTATTTCAGGAGTAGCCGTAGCTCTTTGAGAAGCAGCGTCTAAAATTTCAAGTATAATATTTGAATATCTATGATCATTAGCTTTCTGCATTGGCACTATTGCATTATCAACTCGTCCGTCAACTGCTATAAACTTATTAAAGCGAAAGTTTAGATCGTTCTTATTCTTGATTCTAGTCTGATCAAATAAGTATTGCGGAGAATCAGCAACCTTTTCAGCTTTTAATCCCAAGTTAATCAGTAAAGACCTGGCACGTTGTTTATCTTCAACTAGATCAGGAATAGATACTCCGTCCCAATCTTTAGCTAGAGGATATAAAGCTCTGTCAATAATTGGCCACCTGCCATATCTCTCAAGAGGAATCAATCTTACTAGAGTAGAACGACGGTTGCCAAGCGTAACAAGATATTTTTTGCCTTTGATCGTTGTAAACCAGTTAAGCAATTTAAACTCATAGTTTCCAAACTTGCTTAATGCTTCTTCTTTTGGAGGATAATTCTCACGGCCCTGGGCAGTATCTCTCGCCTCTCTGGCTTTATCCATTAAAGATTTAATCTCTTTATCTTTTCTCAATGCTTGAATATTAAAAAAGGCTTTATGATTCTTCATTTCCCAATAAGTCATTCCAATCTCATAACCACCAAATCTCATAGCTCCGATTCCTCTAGCGTTGTTTCCATTGACACTTGTTGCTCGAGGATCACGTATCCAACCTCCGGCGTCAATCACTTCTGGCATAGGTGCCATAACTCCCTCTTTGCGATTGAAGTCCATCATCAAAAGTAAACTACGTCCAAAAAACTCTGCGTCCCAGTTCCATTCATAATCAATTTCTGATTTGAGCATTATATCATAGTCATAACTGGACAGAGCATTTAGATTCTCCTCAACGTCCTCATCTCCTTCACCACCTCGTCCCTCCCAGTTAGCCATAAGCCTATCATCATAAAGTGCGGCGTGTACTGTATTAAAAACGGTAAATAAAAGCGGGTCGCCGACTGCAGCCGGATCCCGCCTCTGATTATTATATAATTTTAGTCGAGCAAGTTGAATTAATCTTTTAGCCTCATTGAAAGGATAAGCAAATTCATACTCCTCATCTACTTGCTTAACTATTTTCTTTTGTAGATCAACTGGAATAATATCTTGAACGATTTTATCGTCTTTAACTATTTTACGCTCAATATCTTCGTAAGCAATCTTGAGTGTTTTAAATGCTGATTTTGTTTTAGCCATTCTTAATCGTGGCGAGGATTCTTTCCAAACTTGGCAGTTTTATTGTGAGTTAGGCATAACCATATTGGTTTACCTTCCTCATCTTTTCTTGCTTGCCATTGACATTTACTGTTTGATTTCCTCGCTTGTTGTTTGGCCTTACGACGCTTGGCCCCGGACTTATCCTTTACCAGTAAATCGATTGATTTCATTGCGCCAGATAAAATAACTTGTTCGCTTTGATCTAATTGGTCTTTGGAGTAAGGACTTTTAATCCAACCTAAACTCCAAGCCCATCTTCTCCAAGAACTCCAAACTGGAGTAATAATTATTTCTTGCCTGTACACTTCTGTCTTCCAAGCAAATAAATACTGAAAGGTGTATTCAAAATTTAAAATATAGATATATGTTTTAGAGTACCACATCTTCCGCAAGACAGTTGTCTTAGATTTATTCAACATATTTATTATTATATATTGCCATATAAATTAGTCAAGTCTTTTTAATCGAAAGGATCGAGGTCGCTATCGTGATAATCAAATCTTCCTTCTTCTGACATCGGCTGTCCACTTCCTCCTGCAGGTTTACTTCTCATCTCTTGAGCCTGTGGGTGAATATAAATAGGTTCTGATAATAACAAGCGGTGTAGATTCTCTGGTTGATGATCGTTAATATCTCTAGGGTTAGGATTCTTCTTTTTATTATCTTTACTTGCTCCTTTCCATTCCTGCCAAACATACTCATCTAGTTGCTTAATCATTATTGGCACTGTATCAAAAAAGTATATTTCAGGTGGTCTTAACATCTTACCATTAACTTCTTGATAATCCAATGCATCGTTAGTTCTTTTAATTCCTCCCATCAAATCTTTACTACCTTTGATATAATGTTCTCCTAACGCAAGCAGTTGTTCGCCAACACTATTTTCTTCTTTGTGCTGATCATCAACATAAGCTGACGGATCAATCAATCTTCCTTCAATTCTATATTTCATTGATGCCTCGAAAGCAATCATTCGACTATGTAATTCTTTAATCTTTCCTTCGCCTAATAATTCTCCGGTAACAAACTTCGTACCTTTACGATCAACTGATATATATAAAACGTGGTCAGCTACTCTTGGGTGAGGATCAATAGCTTTGTAGGTTGCAAAATCTCTTGGGTTTAATGGGAATGGTTTAATCACGTGAACCTTTCGCCTAAATCCTTTATGGACTCTGCCAATTAAATGTCCAAACTTTCCAAATATCCTAGCTTCTTTCTCGTCCTCTGGAATAGCAGCCGCAATTCTTTCAATGTGTTCGTGTTCGAGTATTCCCCGGACTCCGTGTATTTTACAATTATCTTCCATTTCTGCCTCAACATAATCTGCTTCTGCTTTACTTTCTCTCGTATCTAACCAATCTTTGATCCAAGCAGAATAAGTCAAAGGTGTTAAAGACCAGACAACTATCATTCCCATACGTCCTCTAGCGATTGAAGCAACAAACTTATCTTGTGGCGCTGGCTCATCAAACCATAGGAAACCAAGATCAACTGATTCAAATTCTTTCACGTCCTGCTCGTTTGACATTATATCTATTTCCCAACCGTTGTTTGTTCTAAACTTGCCTTCAAAGTTTTTACCTTCTTTCGCAGTTTCGTATGGAGCGTCTGGAACCTTTTTAGCATCGTTGTATGGAAACCATTTCTTTAATTCAGGAATAATCTTTTCTTTAATCGTTGTTGGATCAGATATAATTCTTCCTCGTTTCAAATACGGCCAACGCTGATACATTTCATATTCAAAGAAATCATTTTGCGGGCCGTAAATAATATTACATAAAATATTAACTCCGGTTGCAGTTTTACTCGTGGCGTTAGCACCTATAAAAAGATTAACAAATGATTTGCCATCGCCAACCATTTTAATAAATTCTTCCGATTTCCCATTAGGTATAAAATGTTTAGCAGCTTCTCGTTTATCTCTTTCCTTTAACTCGAGAACCGCCGCTGCTTTTAATTGCAACTCCTCCGATGATAATAGCAATAAGCTCTTCCTTGCTTCTTCCACCGAGGTTATGGGGATCGTTGGGGTGTGTTTCGTCTGCATAATATAATCCTTGTGTTTTAGCTATGAATTCTAAAGCAACTCTAACAGCGTGAGAATCTGGTTGATCACTATCAAAGAATCTACCAAGATGAGTTCCTTGTTTTTTAGACATTCCTAATTCTTTAACTCTATCTAAAATCCATTCTGAATTAATACCACCATCTTGAAACGCTTTAGTCAAGGTTTGCCTAGTTTCTCCTAGTTTTTCAGAAACGGTAGTAGATTTGAATTTATCTATTGATTGTAATATATTTCTAGCATAACTTTTTGAATAACCTGCTCGTATAGCTGATTTAATAGCTTTTAAAAATGTAGGATTAGGTTTACCGTCTATTTCTTCACTTAAATAAAATTTAGCAAAAGCTAAACGTCTTGGTGATCTTTCTTTTAAAACTTTATTTTCTTTTTTAGAATCCATTTTAATAATTAGTTAGCAAAGTATTATCCTGTAGGATTGTTAATCTAATTTTCCCTCACTCTTTCGAATAAAGGCGTCGCATTAAACTAACAATTAATCTACTCGACCAATGTTTATATAAGTGTAAAGTATTTAAATTCAATTAGTGATTATTAAAAAAAATGTACACTATTAGTTTAAATAGTTTTCCTTTAATTAACATAGGACAATACTTCATATGTATTATACCAAGTTTTTAATAA